CATAGAGTTCTTTGTAAGTATGTCGTCTGGGAATGGTTTAACTACTCCTCTCAATTCTATGGTTGGGATTATGATGCTGTATTATGTAGCACGTAAATCTCTCCCAGAGATGTCAATGAAGGAGATATTGAGTAAATCTAAAGTCATGGTTTTTGGAGATGATAATATCATTTCATATGAGAAAGATCTGTCCCCAGCCTTCAACCAAGTTAATTTGACCAAATCTATTCTTGAATGCTTTGATATGAACTACACTGATGAGGGTAAAACTGGACTTATTGTATCAGAACGCTCTATTTATGATATCACATTCTTGAAACGTTCATTTCGCCGAGATTTGAACACAATTGTTTGTCCACTAGATTTAGGTGTTATATTAGAGACCCTAAATTGGTGGAAAACTGGAACTAACGAGGTAGAAATGCAGATCCGTGTAGAAGCTTGTTTATTTGAGCTTTCTTTACATGGTGAGCCGGTCTTTAATAAGTATGCTCCGCTTTTAGTTGCGGCTAGCATATCAAAGTTAGACTACTACCCAGTAGCATCTACCTATACAGCGGCTTCTCAAAGCGCTGTTGGGTTAGATGGCTACTAAGCCTTTTAAAACTTTCGAATTGATCTTATAATTGGTATTACTTAGCCTGAAAGCCAATTGTATGCCTTTCGAATTTTATCTTTATCGTGCATGTATTTACGGCAGGGATGCGAGAAGAAACATCGAAATACCCATAGGTGACGTTGTGTACTAAGCTTACTTCTGGTGCACAATTTAATTACTCACAAGTTGCTACAATTTTAACAAACGAAACCCAAAAAGAAGTCCAGGGTAAAATGGATTTCGAATCAGATTTAGTAAACCCCGTATCAGAAACCCAAGTTGTTTCTGGTACAACAACTTTTGCGGAAGGAACCTCTACCGATATAAACAAGGTTCGCCAGGATATATCTCTTCACTCTTTAGGCCCTCCTTTGGTCGATAAGAATGAAATTGCTGATTTCTTCCTTAAGCCCATCATGGTGGCGAGCGGATCATGGCTCACCACCGATCTCCC